TTCAGGCATTGTTGGTGCATCTAAGTTCTTTATTCATCGTGCATTAATTGGTATTACTACTGCTGCAGGTCAGACACTTGTAGGTGGTCTATCTCTTAGTGCTACTTCAGGTACAGCCACTAACAGTGCTGTATCTTCAGGGACAGAAATTGTAGGTGCAGGTGTTGCATCATTTAACCCACGTATTTCTGCTACTGACGCAGTAACTGAGATTGATTTAAACTATGGTGCAACTGCAGGTTTGTATCATATTTTTAATCCTAACGTTAATGCGGCTATTGCAAGCAAGCATTTGTATGCATTTACTACAACTACTCTTAACGCTGACGCTTCTGCAGGACGATTTACTGTAGAGCTAGAATACTCAGTGTATTAAAAACTAAAGGGAGGGCGTTTACTATGAATAAAATAATTAAAACATCTGTGACGCCCTCTCAATCTAAAAAAGCTAAACGTAATTACCGTAAAGAGTATGATAACTACCACGCAGATCCTACACAAAAGAAAAAGAGAGCATCACGTAATGCAGCGAGGGGTGCTTTAATGACCTCTGGATCTGTAAAAAAAGGTGACGGTAAAGACGTAGATCACAAGAATGGTAATCCTTTGGATAACAGGGGTACAAATCTATCGGTAAAAACTAGAAATAAAAATAGATCTTTTCCTAGAGATAAGAACGCAAAGAAATTGAGGAGTTAAATAAATGGTTGACCAAGCTGCATTGGTAGGAGAAGACTTAGGGTGGGCTGTAGAAGATGCAGTTACTTTAGGTAATACTGCTACTACACACGTAGTTTGCACTAACGCTAAGATGGTGCTTATTGAGACAAGTCATGCTTTAGACATTGGGTTTGCAGCAGCAGAGGCTGATGTTACTGATAATGACATTATGCTTCCAGCTGGTGTACATTCTCTTGTAGTACCTAAAGCTATAGGCAACGCTACTATTCTAAACTACAGACGAGGTAGTAGTACAAGTACACTAGTTCGCGTAGTCTTAACATAAATTTATAGGAGTAATAATAAAATGGCAAAAGAATCTCTTACGTCTTTTCTAAATAGAGAGATAAAAAAGAAAGGCTCTAGTCTAAAAGAAGAAAAGGCAAAGGCTAGTAAATACTCTTCGATTTCTGCAGCTAAAAAAGCAGGATCATTGTATTACACAAATAAAGACGGTGTAGTTATGGCTGCTGTATATGCAGAAGACTTAAAAGAAAAGTTAGGTGCTGGTAAAGTTCCTAAAGTTACTTCTACAGTTCTTCCTGCTGATGCTTCATCTAATACTAAAAAGTCAAAAAGAACTATACAAAAAAGAAAGCCTGATCCTAGCAATCTAGCAGGTCCGGGTGGTCGTGGTACAGGATTAAATTTAAAAATGCCTAAAATGGGCAGTGTCAGAAAAAACAAAGGTGGAATGATGAAAAAGAAAACAGGATATGCTGCAGGTGGAATGCCTATGGTAATGAAGAATGGAAAAAAAGTTCCTGCCTTTGCTGCTGACGGTGTTGGCAAAATGAACATGGGTGGCATGGCTAAGAAGAAGCCAGCAGCTAAAATGATGGCTGGAGGAATGGCTAAAAAGAAACCTGCTTCTAAAATGATGGCTGGTGGTATGGCTAAGAAAAAACCTGCAGCTAAGATGATGGGTGGCGGCATGGCTAAGAAGAAGGCTGGTGCTTATATGTATGGCGGCATGGCTAAAAAGAAAAATAATTATTTGTTTTAAAAGGAAACAACACACAATGAAACTATTAACTATCGCACTTGGCCTAGCAGGTCTTATAACTGCTACTACGGCTACTGCAGCAGACTTTCCTGTAATGGGTCAGACACTATCGCTTGGCGCACAGTCAGACACTAAGTACACAACTGGCGTAGAAACATGGGCATGGGATGTAACTCCCTATGCTGGTGGAAGTGTAATGGGTGTAAGCCTATTAGCAGAAACAAAGATTGATGTACTAACACTAGATGAAGGTGACATCTTTACTGGTGTTGATCTTACTTTAGGCTATGCAGTACCTACAGTAAATGTAAATCTTTACACAGAATTATCCTCAGACAAAGACTTTAAGTTTGGTGATATTACAATGGGTGCAAAGATTAAGTTTTAGTGTGTTTATGCATAACGGGATTGCAACCTTGTGTGTAGTTCTTTAAAGTAAAACATGGTATAACTTCTTTTGGTAACACAGAAGGAGATATACCATGTTTAAAAGATTTATAAAAAGACTACAGAAGAACCAGCAACGCCGTGCCGATTACTGGCTTCTGCATAATATGTCAGACAAATACTTACTAGATATAGGAATTACACGTGGCGAAATCAAAAGCAAAATCTACCGTTAATGCGGCTGGTAATTATACTAAGCCTACTATGCGTAAGTCTCTTGTTGCATCCGTTAAGGCTGGCGGCAAAGGAGGAAGTCCCGGACAGTGGTCGGCACGTAAAGCTCAAATGGTTGCAAAGCAATACAAAGCTAAAGGCGGGGGATACAAGTCTTAGTGGCTAAAGATCCTAAAAAAGGTACAGGTAAAAAACCTAAAGGTAGTGGTAGAAGACTTTATACTGACGAGAATCCTAAAGATACAGTTAGTATAAAGTTTGCTACCGTAAAAGATGCTAAAGAAACTATTGCTAAAGTTAAACGAATAAACAAGCCTTATGCACGTAAGATTCAAATATTGACAGTATTAGAACAACGTGCTAAAGTTATAGGTAAGACTGAGATAGTTAGACTTGCAAAGCAAGCAAAGTTACAGTTGAAAAAACAAAAGGACAAAAGCAATGAAGGGCGTAAAACATTATAAGAAAGACGGTACAGAGCATACGGGTGGAACTCACAAGATGCCTGACGGTTCTTTGCACACAGGTAAAACTCATGGTAAAACAAGTGTAAAGTTATTTCATTATAAAGAACTAACTAAAAAAGCAAAGGCAATAGCAGATGGCAATAGCAAAAAGTCAAAAAAGTCTTAAGTCTTGGACAAAACAAAAGTGGAGAACTAAAAGTGGCAAACCTTCGACACAAGGTCCAAGACCTACGGGAGAACGTTATCTTCCGGCTGCTGCTATTAAAGCTATGGATTCTAAAACTTACAGTGCCTCCTCTGCCAAAAAAAGAGCAGATAAAGCAAAGGGTAAACAGTTTTCTAAGCAGCCTAAAAAGGCGGCTAAAACTACTAAGCCGTACAGGAGGATAACGTGAGTAGAAACTTAAACGAGAAACAACAACTCTTTATGCAAGTCTTATTTGATGAGGCTGCAGGAGATGTTGTTACTGCTAAAAAGATGGCAGGATACTCTGATTCTACAGCTACACGTTTAGTTGTTGAAGGTCTTAAGGATGAAATCTTTGAGGCTACTAAAACTTATATGTCTAGGCTTGGCCCTCAAGCTGCTGTAGCTTACGGTAGTGCTTTATCTGATCCTACACAGTTAGGCGTTAAAGAGAAGATGGTTGCAGCAGGGCAGATACTAGATCGTGCTGGTGTAGTTAAGACTGAGAAGGTAGCTGTAGAAGCTACTGGTGGATTATTTATTCTACCTCCTAAACAAAAAAGTTGCAATAACTGTGACAATGATACTTGTACTTGTGAATAAATACAATGGCTACTTTTTTTGCTGAAAACGATTTAGGTTTTTGGATGTTACCAAAGCCCCCTAAGATGAAACAGTGGGAGAGAATACCAAGACTAGTAAAACCTGTACCTTGGGGATACGAAATAGATTTAGAAGATGAAGAATGGTTAAACCCTATTATTAAAGAATTAGAACTATTAGAGCTTGCAAAGAAACATTTAAAGCAGTATAGTTATAGAGAAGTCTCTGCTTGGCTAACTACACAGTCTGGCAGAAGTATATCTCACATGGGTTTAAAGAAAAGAGTAGACATTGAGCGAAAACGTAAAACAATTGCTAGAATTAAACGTGAGCTTGCCAAAAGGCTCGAAAAAGCCATCTCGCACTACGAAACGCTCGAAAAAGAAAGGACAGGGTACTACACCTAAAGTAACTAAGGATGTTTCACGTGAAACAAAGAAGGTTCCAGCTACACCTATTGCTGCTCCTTTTGACGTAGAACAGGCGCAAAACATAGTGTTTAAACCCAATGATGGGCCACAAACAGACTATCTAGCGTCAAGTGAGCGTGAGGTACTATATGGTGGAGCCGCTGGAGGTGGTAAGAGCTATGCA